ATAATATTCACCCAGCTACTGATGGTACGCAATTTCAATTTAATTTAAGTATTGATGGTGGCTCAAATTACAATGTTACTAAAACATCTACAACTTTTAGGTCTGCTCACGATGAAGCTGATTCTGAAACAGAATTAACTTATGGAACATCTACTGACTTAGCACAATCTACTTCTGACCAACAATTAATGGGTGGTTATAATAGTTTAGGTGCAGATAACGACCAATGTTTAACAGGTTATCTTCACATCTTTGAACCATCTAGCGACACGTTTGTGAAGCATTTTATAAGCACAACAAACCATAATCATAATGGAGATTATCAAGTTAACAATTTTATTGCAGGCTATGCAAATACTGTTTCAGCTTGTAATGCCATTATTTTTCGTATGGCTTCAGGAAATATTGATTCAGGAACCATAACAATGTATGGAGTTAACTAATGGCTTTAAATTTTTGTAACAATAATTCTTTATCAGCTATAACTTCGATACCTGCAGCTATTAGTGGTGGTGCTTTAAATTTAATATCTACACAGACAGCTAGTAGTAGTTCAACAATATCTTTTACTAGTGGGATAGATAGTACTTATAAAGAATATATTTTTAAGTTTATTAATATGCACCCAGGTACTGATAATACTGCTTTTCAAATAAATTTTTCAATAGATGGCGGCAGTAATTATAATGTAACTAAAACATCTAGTGCTTTTACTGCGGCACATAAAGAAGATGGTGCAACAGCATTTATTCAATATGAACCAGGCGATGATTTAGCACAAGGAACTGGCTATCAAAATTTATCTTTTCCTGTTGGGTCAGATAACGACCAATCTGTATCTGCTACTTTACAACTTTTTGACCCCAGCAATACGACTTTTGTTAAGCATTTTATTTCAACTTGTAATGCAAGTGAAAAAGGAGATTACACAGGAAATCATTTTGTAGCTGGATATGCAAATACAACTAGTGCAATTAATGCCGTTGATTTTAAATTTGCTTCAGGAAACATAGATAGTGGAGTTATAAAATTATATGGCGTTAGTTAAATACAATAACAATTCAATTTCAAGTGTAACTGCTTTAGATAGTATGGCAAGTGGTTCATTGGTTTTACTTACCACAAACACTATTACATCAGGAGTATCGTCATCTTCTTTTACTTCTAACATTAATAGCACATACGATACTTATTTATTTAAATTTATAAATATTCATGGTGCAACTGATGGTTCTGAATTTACAGTAAATTTTAGAGATGGGTCATCTGCTTTTGACGCAACTAAAACAACAACAGCATTTTATTATTATCATTCAGAAAATGACGCTGAAGCTGGTGGAAGTTATAAAACAGATGGCGATATAGCACAAGGCACAGGTTATCAAAGATTAATGGACGGTTCAGTATCAGGTGCAGATAATGACCAATGTCTTTGTGGTGATTTATTTTTATTTTCACCATCAAGCACAACTTTTGTTAAGCATTTTATATCAAGAACTAATTCAGCTATGAATTGGGATGCGTCAGGTAATTTTTTTGTAGCTGGTTATTGTAATGTAACTGCCGCTATTGATGGTGTAGATTTTAAGTTTAGTAGTGGTAATATTGATAGTGGCGTAATTAAAATGTATGGATTGAGTAAATCATGAGCATAGTAAAATTAAATAATAGAGCAGTAAAAGATGCAACAGCAGTAGGTAGCATAACAGGACTTGGTAATTTAGTTTTTATATCAAGATCAACAGCTAGTTCATCATCAAGCGTAAGCATTACATCAGGTATTGATAGCACCTACAAAGAATACATATTTTATTTTAATAATATTCACCCCCAAAGTGATAACCAAGAACTTTTTTTTAACTTTAGTATAGATGGTGGTTCTAATTATAATGTGACTAAAACCACTAGTACTTTTCAAGCATATCATAATGAAGCTGGAAATGATTCTTCGCTTTCTTATCATACTGCTGGTGATTTAGCACAAAGCACAAACTATCAAAGATTAGGTTTTTCATCAGATAACGCTGATGATGCAAGTTTATCAGGATATTTACATCTTTTCGAACCAAGTTCGACAACATTCGTAAAGCATTTTATAGCTACTACTAATATGTGTCACGCTGATACATATTCTGTAAATTATTACCTAGCTGGTTACTGTAATACGACAAGTGCAGTAAATGCCATAAGATTTGCGTTTGGTTCAGGAAATATAGATTCGGGTACAATAGATTTGTACGGAGTAAATTAATAACAACAATAAGGAGAAACAAACATGCCAAGATATAAAATGGTCAACGGTGAAAGAATCCAATTCACAGCAGCTGAAGAAACAGCTAGAGATGCTGAAGAAGCAGCTTGGGCTGATGGTGCTGTAGCAAGAGCACAGGCTAGCCTAAGAGCTAAAAGAAATCAACTTTTAGCAGAGACAGACTTTTATGCTTTATCTGATGTTACTATGTCATCTGACATGACAACATACAGACAAAATTTAAGAGACCTGCCTGATGGGAAAGACACTGTTGAAAAATGTGAAAATGCTACATGGCCAACTAAACCATAGTTAAATGGCTAAACGCAAGTCCCTCATAGGCGTTAACAATTTTGTAAAAGAAACTAAAAAGAAACGACCTGGGAAACACAGTAAAAAATATAATAAACGAGTGCCCAAGAGATCTAAAAATAGAGGACAAGGAAAATAATCAATGGCTACACCAGACGAAACACAACTACAAAAGGGTGCAATAGCACCTTCGCAGACAGAACAAACTGGTTCGCAAAAGGCAGTTGCATTAATTGATAATTTAATTAGTTCACCTAGTTTACCTACAGGTACAACTATAAATCCACAACTACAGAATGTGGCAACTAATGAATTAATGGCAACAAGTGGGCTTACAGGAACTACTGCGGCTGCAGTGCCGACTGCTCCAACAGCCCCAACTATAACTGCTCCAGGAACAATGACAGGAACAGCTGTAACTGCACCTACAGCACAAACTGCTGCAACTATTACACCTTCCACAGTTACATCATTAACACCGACAATGACAGCTGCAACAGGTACGGTTACTCAACCAATGACTGCAGCAACAGGTACAATTACATCTGACGCAACAGTTAAAGGTCAATTATCAAGTTTACAAACTGAAGTTGAAACTGCATTAGCTTCTGGTAATCCGTTACCAGTATGGGCAAGAGGTGCTGCAAAAGCAACTAATGCTGCAATGGCTAATAGAGGTTTAAGTGCAAGTTCAATGGCTGCTGAAGCATTGGCTGAAGGTATTATGAATTCTGCTATACCAATAGCAAAAGCAGATGCTGATACATATAAGCAAATGATATTTCAAAACTTGTCTAATAATCAGCAAGCAGCAATTACAAATGCACAAGCATATTTAAAATTAGATTTAGCTAATCTCTCAAATCAACAGCAAGCCAATTTACAAAATTTAAATACAAGACAAAATTTTATTCTATCAGATCAAGCTGCAGCTAATGCAGCATTTCAATTTAATGCAACTAGTCAAAATCAAGTTAATCAATTTTATGATAAACTAAGTGCAACTATATCTGATCAAAATGCTGTTAGAATAGATGCAATGAAAAAATTTGCAGAAGCAGAAAAAGCAAAAGTAAATGCATTAAATGCTCAAAATACAATTGCAGTTAATGAAGCAAATGCAAAAAGAGAAGATACAATAAATAGATTTAATACACAATTAGAAAATCAAAGACAACAATTTAATGTTCAAAATCAAAGAGAGATAGATCAATCAAATGTTGTTTGGAGAAGAAGTATTAACACAGCTAACACAGCAGCAGTAAATGCAGCTAATCAAGTTAATGCACAAAACCTATTAAACTTATCTAACTTTGGATTGTCAGCACTATGGCAACAGTGGAGAGATGAAGCATCATGGGTAAACACTTCTTCAGAAAATAGCGAAAATAGAAATCATAACTTAGCAATGGCAGCACTAGAAAGATCTACTGCTGTTGATCTACAAAACAAAGCATCTAAAGATGCAATGTATCAGATGATTGGTAAGTTTGGTTTTGATCTATTATTAGGATAAGGAGAATAAATGAGTATAAGTAAAATGTTTAAAGGTGCAGTTTCATCAGCAGCAACATGGGTTGGTGGTGCAATTGGTGGAGCTGTAGGCGGACCAACTGGAGCTAAAATAGGTGCTGGTATTGGTACAGCATTAGGAAGTAAAATATCAAGCTATGGGGGTGGAGGTGGAGAGTTTACACCTATAAGCACACAGGTTGGTATGCAAAGTTATGGTGGTAAAATGCCAACGTTTGGTTTTAAAAGACCAGGAGAAGTAGTTGCACCTAGAGTTGTTGATGCTGACACTTTAAATAAAATGTGGGAAGCTAGATTAAGTAGTTATATGGCAACTGCTGCTAAATTTGATAGAACTACAGAAGTATCAAAACTAATTAGGAGTTTAAAAGCATAATGAGAGAATTTGAAGAAGGCATAGGTAATCCATTTGATACACCAGTACCTGGTCAAAGTTTAACAGATACTCCAGGTAATTATCCCTGGGAACATTCACCACTTATAACTGATCCTGAACAAGCTACAGAATTTATTTGGGATAGATTACATAAACCAGAATTTGCAGAACAAGTTATTGCTATGCTAGATGCAGGTATACCCGTAGAAGCTCTAGGTAGAGTGATACTATTTGGTGGATTTGTAGAAGGTAAGTTTAGTCCTGATGTAGCATTTTTAATTGCACAACCAGTTATGGAAATGATTGCATCAATGGGTGTAGCAGCTGGTGTTGAAAAGTTTAGAATGTCAATGAGTGACTTAACTAATAATAAACAAATGACAGAGATTATAAAGATTAAACAAGAGAAAGAAGAGTTTGAAAAAATAGCTAAAGGCGTAAAACAAGATATTAAAAAAGTAAAAACAGAAGAAAAAGGTCTAATGACTAAACCTGAGGAGGCAGAATAATGAGTGCATTTAGAGGAATAGCTACAGGTTTTTTAGGTGGTGCTATTGAAGACAAAGCAGCAAAAGATAAAAATAAAGCAGAAGTATTAAAAGGTGCTGCACTAAATTATTTAAATAATACATATCCAGAAACTGTTGAAGCTGAAAATACTAGAAAATCAAATTTTGAAATATTATCTTCAACTTATACGCCAGAGTTTGCTAATGTAGCAGATGCATCTGGATTTACTGTAGATAAAGCATCTATGGACAGATTGGAAACATTACTTAAAACAAATAAAATAGATAAGAAAAAATTAGAGTCATCAAATTTTGCTACAGATTATAATAATAGATATGAAACAAGAGGTAAAACTTTTGAAGAAAAGTATGCACCTATATTTGAACAGATTGGTGTAAAAGAAATAGGTGGTATGGGACCTTACACAGTTCAGAGTCAGTTAGAAGGTGATACTGAAATGGATGCACCAAAAGCATCTACTACACCTATGGAAGAAAATAAAGCATTCTCTAGTATGCAAGTATCAGATTTTTTAATACCAATAGGGACTAGTATTGCACTTGATGCAAATAAATTTGCTAAAGCTGCAGAAAGTGTTAGGGGTTTTGATGAACTAATAACAATTGACCCTGTATCAAAACAGGCATCAGTTAAGTTGGGTAATAGATCTAACGAATATACAGCTTTAAGAAATATAACACAAGAGGTTTTACCTCAATTTGGAACAGGGAAAGAAGGCGAAGCAAGTTTACCTGCCGCAATATCTTTTGCTAATAAAGTTTTAGATCAAAGGGTTAATCAGGTAATTTTTGGAAAACAAACTGAAACTGGTAGAATACCAGGATTGGTAGAATTAAAACCAGATCCTAAAAATGCAAATAATATGGTAGCATCTAATAGTTTTAGTGGTGGGTTTTTAAATAAATTTTCTACTGCTCCAGAACAAAAAACTTACTTAGCACAAGGTATAAGAGATTTACCTACTTTAGAAGAGCAAAGATATTTTGCAGAAACTTTTCCTGAAGGTGTTAAGTTTAATGATGGCTCTGATGCAAAAATTTTTCTATTACAAATAACTGGATTAGCAAAATAACATGACAAAAGGATTTTCTCTTGGTGACTTCTCAGTAAATGAGCAGGCAGGGAAAGGCTCATCAGGTAAAGGTTTTAATTTAAATGATTTTAATGATAAAGTTCCTATAAATCAAGATGTAGCAAAAGAAGATCCAACTATAAAAAACTTTATACCAATTCAAAGAAATGAAGATGGTTCAGTTAAATATACTTTTGATAATATTTATGATAATCAGCAATTAGCATCCGTTGCTAAAGATTATTATACTAAAAGGGATGGTCAAGATTATGATGATAAAGAGGCTATCAAAAAATTTATAAGTGATAGAACTTGGAATCAAGCTAATACATTTGCAATGGGTAAAGAGTTTGCGTATGTAACAGGTAATAATTTTGGTGAAGATCAAAAAGCTAGACTATCTTACTTAACTAGATATTGGAGTGAGCTACCTAATTTTTATGAAGAAGGTGGTTTAGGTATGGGTCAGTTTTTTAAAAATATAGGGATAGGTATACTAGATCCTGTTAATGTATTGGGTGCTGGAGTTGGTGGTATTGTAAGTAAAGGTGTTCTTAAGAAAGCTGGACAAGCTGTTATAAAAGAGCAGATTAAAAAGGGTGTAACTAAAAAAACAGTTGCTAAAGAAGTATTAAATGACCCAATACAACTTGCTGAACTATCTAAACAAGCTAATAGATCTGCATTATTAAAAGGGTCAGGATCAATGGCAGCAGTTGATGCTGCAGGTTTTGGTACTATTGATATTGCAAATCAAGTTGTAGAAAAAGATATTGGATTAAGAGAAACTTTAGACCCTATAAGAACGGGGACAGTTGCCTTAACAGCAGGTGGTTTAGGATTCTTTGTTGCAGGTGCTGGTGGATATTTAGGTAACAAATTAATTAATTTAAGATTAGAAAAAAATGCTACTTTACAAAGTAAAAAATTAAAAGAGTTTAATAAAAAATCACCTGATAATAAAAATAAATCTGAAGCAAATAATAGTGAATTTGGTGCTCCAAAATTAACAAGTATAAGAACTAATCTAGCTGATCAATGGGATTTTATAAAAACATTACAAAAAGAAGTAACAGGTGTAGGTGGTGATGTTGCATCATTAAAAAAATTATATAAGTCTGGAGATTTTAAAACAGATCCAATATTAGAACCTTATTTTCAACTAAGAACTTTAGCAGCTTCTGGAACTAGAGCACATAATTTTATAATGGAGGGTGTATATCAACCACCAAAAGTTACAGCCAGATCTGCTAGTTATACAAAAGGAGAGAGTAAAGGTCTTCATGAAATATTAAAACCATTTGATCAATCTAATGAAGTTAATGAATTTTTAGGATATGTTGCATCTAAAAGAATGAATGCAATCGCTAAGCGTAGACCAACATTAGATAAAACATTACCCATAGATAAAGCTACAAGACAAGAGTTTATAGATTTTGGTGAATTAAGTGCATCTGCATATAAGAAAAAATATGGACAGACTTTAACTAGAAAAAATAATTTTTCAAAAGCAATTAATGATTATAAAAAATTTACTGATGAGTTATTAGAATATCAAGTACAATCAGGACTGCTTGCAAGAAAAGATGCTACAAAAATATTAAAAGAAAATCCTTTTTTTATACCACTAACTAGAGATAAAACAGCCACAACAACGGGTGTTATATCTAAAGTAGGTGAGCAAACTAGGAAATTATTAAGTATAGCTAGACCTGGTGCTGTTAAATTAGCTAAAGCAAAACAAGAAGGTGATATTAATTTATATCAAAATTTAGTAACATATACTTATCAAACTGTTTTAGCTGGCGATAGAAATAGAGCTAAGATAGCCTTTTATAATATGATTAAAAAAGGTGAAAAGCTAGGTAAGTTTGAAAAAGATAGTATTGTTAAATTAGTAACAGGTAATCAAAGAGCAAAGATAGAAAATATACCTATAGAAAGAATTAAAAAAGCATATACTAATGCTGGTGCAAAGTTTGATCCTGCAAAAGAAATACCCACAAGAATAGGTAAGCCTAGAAAAGAATCATTAGATAATTTAGATAGTTTAGATGTACTAACATTTTCTAATACATTTAGAAAAAGTGATGAAGCATCAGCTGACTTTGCTGATATTATTTATAGAAACGGTAAAGCAGAAGTATACGAAATTATTGATCCTAATTTAGCAGAAGCATTTAAAGGATTAGGTGAAGCGGGAGCTGAAAGAATACTTAGCATGTTTGGTGAGAGAGGTATATTCTCTACATATGCTAGATTTGCATCGCAGGCTATTACATATTCACCACCCTTTGTTGCTTTTAACGTAATTAGAGATACATTAGCTGGTACAGTAAACTCTGCATTTGGTATCGTAAGTGGTGGTAAAATAGGATTTGTTCCAGGATTTAGTAGTGGTAAAGGATATATAGATGCTGTAAGACACACACAAAAATATAAAGAAGCATTATTAAATGGAATGGGATATTCCTCTAGATCTGAAACAGCAAACAATGCACCTAGAAATATAAAAGCATTAATAAAGGATGGATCAACTCTAGGTATTTTTAAAAGTACAACTGATTATTATACTAATAGTATAGCTAGAATAACAGCAAAACCATTAGCTTATGGTGCAAGACAATATAAAAAATTAGTTCAATCTGCTGAATATGCAACAAGAATGGGTGAGTTTCAATTAGCAAAAGCTGCAGGATTTAGTGATATAGGTGCTGCATTTGCTGGTAGAGAAGTTGCAACAGATTTTGGTATGAGAGGATCTAGTGCATTATTAAATGCTATAAATAGAAATACGATGTTTTTTAATGCTAGTATTCAAGGTTTGTATAGAACAGGTAGAGTATTTTTTGAGCAGCCAAAAAGGGCAGCAGCTTTAGTAGCAGCAACTATTGTTGCACCAGAGATAGCATTATATCATTTAAATTCTAGACACCCAGAATATGCACAAGTACCTGATCAAGTTAAACAATTAAATTACTTAATACCTAATTATACAACTGATGAGTTTGGTAATAGAATACTAGATTCTGAGTTACCTTTTTATGCAATACCTAAACCATATGACTTAGGTGTATTTGCTAATATAGCTACAGGTTTATTAGATGGTATGTATAAAAAAAGCAGTGGCGTAACAGCAAAATATGTTGCTGAATCATTTTCTTTAATATCACCAGGCTTACCTATACCTTCTGGTGTTAGGCCATTTATAGAATTAATGTTTAATAAAAATTTTTATTCAGGTGCACCTGTTGTTGGTATATATGAAATGCAAAAATTAAGTGAATTGCAAGCAAGACCTTCAACGAGAAAAATTGCACAGAAAATGGCAAATGGTGCTAGTAATCTTGCTAACTTTATAACTATGGCTGATAAGGATACTTTAAAACCATCTATGAGTCCTATAGTTATGGATTATTTAATAGGTGCTTATTTTACAGGATTAGCACAATATCCATTTGATATTGCTAATGCACAAATTACTAATCCTGATAGTATTACACAAAAAGCTGGTAAAAAACTAGGTTTAATAGAAGATACAGATAAAATTCCTTATAATATTCCACCTTCAAAAAGGGAAGATGAAGCAGATTTATCTAGTTTTAAAAATGCAATTAGTATTGTAACTAGAAGATTTAAAGTAGCTGCCCCTATAAAAAGATCTAAATATCATGAAGAGTGGTCTGGACTTATTCAA